AGACTGTAAACAAATTGAGAGAGAAGTTCACAATGAAAAACCTAGACAGTAGAGTAGAAGATGCTTTCCCAATCATAAACAAAATAATGAGCGAATTCGAAGCAACCAAAGAGCAAGAACAAGTGAACGAATTAGAACCAGATGCAGAGCCTATTGATGCACCTGTACAAGCACCGGTAGATCACGGAGCGGTAGTACAAAGTTTCCTTAATGATCCGGACAGCAAATTAGTTCTAAGGAAAGACGATTCAGCAGACAAGATGTTGAAAGTTACAAAATTCACAAACAAGAACACCATGTTGAGTTCTATACTGTCAGACATCGCATCAAGGTTGTTGACTAAAACAGGTGAGGAAGACAGGGTGGCAAACTTCGCTAGCAGAGTTGCAGATGAGATGGAACAAGAAAATTCAGCAACATTCAAACCAACACCAGACTACATCAAGAACAAGAAGATTGCAGTGCAGTTAGCCAAGAGGTACATCGACGACTACAAGAAAATGCAATCAGAGCCAGGATACACGGACCAAGTGAGAATGGATCCAGCGGATTTCAATCCCAAGAAAGATCTAAAAGGCAAAGCAAAAGAGACAGAAGCGTTTGAAGGTTGGGTTGACTCTATAGTTGACGAAGGTGGTATCAAACCTTACGTGTCAATGAGCAGAGGTGAAGATAACGGCAAGATGAGGTACAACGTCTTAGACAGAAATGAAAAAACAATCTTCTCATCCGTAGATCAAGAAGAGGCACAAGATTTCTTAAGGCAGAACTATGACAAGTTGAGAGCAGGCGAAATGGAAGTTGCATCAGGCGGCGTGGACACTGTGGATGTTGACGAATATGCAAAGATGGGAGATTACCCAAGAGATAAAGAAATAGAAAAAAAGGACAAAGAGAACGCTACGAAACTTGATGTGACAAAAGCAGACAAGATGATGAACACTACCGCATATAAAAAAATGAAAGCGGGTGATCCCAAGTATGCAGATAAAACAGAAGGCATGGGCGACAAGATAGCGGACATGGCTCAGAGCATGAGCAAAGACGAGTTTATGAGCAAGGCAGACGAACTAGGACTTACACCAGAAGAGGCCGCGGAACACTACGAGAAGATGCAGGGCGGTGCACACGCAGGCAAGTTTGAGGGCAACCAATTCGCACAGGCAGTACAGAAAGCCAAAGCGGCGGGCATGAAATCAGGCGACAAGTTCAAGGTAGGTGACCAAGAATACACGCTGAAAGATGCCATAGAGTTGGCAGGACTACAGTTAGAAGACTTCTACTCAGAAGAAGAACAAGCGTACGATTCACAGATCGACCGTATCAAAAACCTGGCATTCTACCAATAAAAAAAATTAAATATATTACCAATAATAGTAGTAGACATTAGATAAATAACACTGTATATTATTCAGTATATGTCTAATATACATTTAGGCAAACAACAAACACAGGCACAATAAAGGAGGCTTACATTATGGCATCATTGGCTGAAATAAGAGCGAAGTTAAAATCTCAAGAAGTGAATCGCTCCACTTCCAACACAGGCGGAGACAACGCCATCTACCCACACTGGAACATAGCAGAAGGATCAGAAGCAGTGGTCAGGTTCTTACCAGACAAGGACGAGACCAACACATTCTTCTGGACTGAGAGGAACATGATCAAGTTACCATTCGCAGGTATCAAAGGTCAGACTGACAGTAGACCAGTGACAGTGCAAGTACCGTGCATGGAAATGTATGGGAAGACTTGTCCAGTACTCACAGAGGTGAGACCGTGGTTCAAAGACAAGAGCATGGAAGACATGGGCAGAAAATACTGGAAAAAGAAAAGTTACATTTTCCAAGGTTTTGTCACAACAAATCCACTAGCAGAAGACTCAACACCTGAGAATCCAATCAGAAGATTTATCATTGGACCTCAGATCTTCAACATAATCAGAGGAGCACTTATGGATCCAGAAATGGAAGAAATGCCAACTGATTACTTGAAAGGTGTGGACTTCAGGATCACTAAAACAACTAAAGGTGGTTATGCTGACTACTCAACATCAAAATGGTCAAGAAGAGAAAGACCGTTGGACGAGGCAGAGAGAGCCGCAATCGACACACATGGGTTACACAACCTAGGTGACTTCAGACCAAAAGAGCCAACAGAAGCAGAGGTTAAAATAATCGCAGAACTATTTGCGAAATCTGTGGAAGGTGAGGCTTATGATCTCGAGCAGTATGGACAGTACTTCAGACCAGCGGGCGTGGCTTACCAAGGTAAACCACAGGTGGCAGTACCAACAGCATCGTCTCCGGCGGCGACACCAGTAACAGAAGCGGCTACAACAGCGGCACCTGTAACTGAGAGTGCACCAGCACCACAACCAGAGGCGGCTCCGGCGGGCGACAGTGCCAAGAGAGCAGAAGACATCTTGAAGTTGATTAGATCAAGACAAGCAAAATAATCTGACATTTACCAAGGCCTTGATATTGACTATCAGGGCCTTGTGTAGTAATATAATAACATGAAAAAGAAAATACAAAAGGCTGTTGAATGGATATTGTACAAACAGATACCTGCGTGGATGTTGATTGTGGCAATTATCTTTTGGATAGTATTATAAGGAAAACAAAATGACAAAAGTGTTTGACGCAACAAAATTTAGAAAGAGTATCACAAAATCAATACAAGGTTTAGGTATTGGATTCAGCGATCCCACAGACTGGATCAGCACAGGAAATTACGCATTGAACTATTTGATGACCAGTGATTTTAACAAGGGAATTCCACTAGGCAAGGTTACAGTACTTGCGGGTGAATCAGGTGCAGGTAAGAGTTACATAGCATCTGGAAACATAATCAAGAACGCACAAGAGCAAGGCATTTTCGTTATCCTAATTGACACAGAAAACGCACTTGATGAACAATGGCTACAAGCATTAAAAGTAGATACATCAGAAGACAAACTGCTAAAATTAAGTATGTCAATGGTGGACGATGTAGCAAAGACCATATCGGAATTCATGAAAGGTTACAGAGAGCAACACGCGGACAACAAGGAGGGTGCACCAAAAGTACTATTCGTTATAGACAGTTTAGGTATGATGCTTACACCAACAGATGTCAACCAGTTTGAAGCAGGTGACATGAAAGGTGACCTAGGTAGAAAACCCAAAGCATTGACGGCACTTGTGAGGAACTGTGTGAACATGTTTGGAAGTTGGAACGTGGGACTCGTAGCGACCAACCACACATACGCATCACAGGACATGTTTGATCCAGATGACAAAATATCAGGCGGACAAGGATTCATCTACGCAAGTTCTATCGTTATCGCGATGAAGAAACTGAAATTGAAAGAAGACGAGAAAGGCAACAAGATCTCAGAAGTGAGAGGTATCAGGGCCGCTTGTAAGGTAATGAAGACAAGGTACGCTAAACCATTTGAAGGTGTACAGGTCAAGATTCCTTATGACACAGGCATGGATCCGTACAGTGGACTTGTGGACTTGTTTGAGAAAAAAGGTCTGTTGGTCCAAACAGGAAACAGACTGAAGTACATCGATTCCAAAGGCAAGGAACACATTGACTTCAGGAAAGCATGGACAGGTGATAAATTAGATATGCTAATGGCAGATTGGAAAGAGAAAGAGATCGCGGAAGAGAAAGCGGATCAGGCCAAGACCAAAGAAACAGAAACAACTGAAGAGGAAACGGAAGAATAAATGATTGATTTCACACACGAAGACATCGAGCGTTTATGGAACTCCATATCACACTACGTGCCTGAAAGATCCAGACTGGACGCGGCCATCGACTTCATCAAGAGCCTGGACGACATAGGCGTTGAACATGACGAGATAAAAGCATCTGGCGAGTTTGATCCCAAACTGGAAGAAGCGATCAACACGGTGTTCGAGGAAGAGGAAGACCTAGACGAATCATACGACGACGGCTACAGCGAGGACTAATGATCAACTGGTACAGTGAAGTAAGCAGGAGTTTGGCGAAGATACCTGATTGCGTGGCGTACTTCGACAAAGAACTTCTAGAGGCCAGGAAGCAGTGCAAGATATACGGCAACCTGGAACGAGCATCCGCGGCCTTGCCCGGCATAGTGGAGGAGAGATTCAGCCAACTACAGCAGTTGGAGGCCATACTGGAATACCTAAACATAGAACTGAGAAGACTGAGATCAAAGACATTCAGGAAGTTCCTGGAAAACTACAACAGGGCATTGTCAAGCAGAGACGCTGAGAAGTACGTGGACGGTGAGGATGATGTAGTGGACCTGACCAAGATAGTGAACGACTTCGCACTAATCAGAAATCAATGGTTGGGCATAACCAAAGGACTGGATCAGAAACAATGGCAGATCACAAACATTGTCAAACTGAGGGTTGCGGGAATGGAAGATGCCGACATCAAATAGGATTATACTCACAGACGTAGACGGTGTGCTGTTGGAGTGGGAACATCACTTCACCAAATGGATGTTGCAGAAAACACTGTTTGACGAGAGAGGTGCAAGATATCATCCACACAGACTATTACCAGACAAACAGAATACATACGAGATGGCAGATCGTTTTGGTGTGACGAAAGACGAGATTAGGAAGCATATAAGAGAGTTCAACAGGAGTGCTTGGATGGGAACACAGAGACCGATGCTGGAATCACAGACTTGGGTAAAACTGTTGGCGGCCGAAGGGTGGACATTCATACCAATAACATCGCAGACATCAGATATACCAGCACAGCAGTTGCGTAAAAGAAGACTAGGAGAACTATTTGGGGATCAGGTGTTCACAAATTACCACATACTAGGCACGGGTGCTGACAAAGACAGTGCTTTAGCCGAGTTTCACAATACCGGGCTGTATTGGGTCGAGGACAAGCCAAACAACGCTGTAGCCGGGCTCAAATACGGTTTAAAGCCTATATTAATAGACCATCTATACAATAAAGATTTCGATCATCCTGATGTAATACGTGTGAATAATTGGAAAGAAATACACCAAATAGTTTCAGGAAGAAAATAACAATCTAAATATTTTTAGTAAAGATGAGTTCGATGTTGTGTTTTTTACCAATTCTGTTTGTCCAAATCTTATATCCACTGGTTTGATATTTTTCCACTATCTCGTCTAATCTATTAAAATTTACGTCTGTGTTGCCTATATCCATTTCGCATTCACATAGTATCACTTTTGCCGGCAAAGACAAATCCAGTATTTCATTCAGCATCTCATACCATCGTCCTTCCACATCTAATTTTATAATATCCACTTCAGGGCCGTGCTGATCAGCAATCTCTTTTAAATTTGTTGTTTGTACTTCTATCACATTCTCATATTTCTCCGGCTCATCTAATTGAAAACATTTGCCATCGCCAGCGATGTCGTAAAACTTCATTGTCTGCCCTGCAACTGTGTCATAGGCTTTGCTAGTATGAATAATGTTATAATCACCTCTATTGGCACTGTCTGTGGTCTGTTTTGATAGCGGAGTTGGATCAAAGGTCAAAATCTTTGCTGTGCGATTATCTTTCCTGCAATTGACTTCGTATCTAATCTCTCTCGATACACCAAAGTTCCAAAACATCTTTGCATTTTTCCTCACATGATCGGGTGTGCTGTACTGTTTGTACCGTGTCCACCCCTGTTGATTCACTGCACCACCACTGGGTGACAGAGTAAACCTGCTTTCGTACTCTCGGCAACGTTGTGAAATCTCCATACGGAAATATTTATAGTTAAATATTCGTGTGAAAATATACGTGGGACACGACAGCAGAGAAGACATTGCTTACCAAGTCTGTGAGCATTCTATAAAAAGAAGAGATCCGTCAGCGGAAGTCATCCCCCTCAAACAAAAACAGATGCGAGACCAAGGTCTGTACACCAGACCTGTGGACAAGTTGGCATCAACCGAGTTCACATTCACTAGGTTCTTCGTGCCATACATGAATGACTTCAAGGGATGGGCAGTATTCTGTGACTGTGATTTCCTATGGAAGATTCCAAGCCACGAACTTGAGAAATACTGTGATCCAAGCAAGGCTGTTGTTGTGGTGCAACATGATTACACGCCAAAAGAAACAACAAAAATGGATGGGCAGGTGCAGACATCATATCCCAGAAAGAACTGGTCCAGCATGGTGCTTTGGAACTGTGAACACCCCAAGAACAAAATACTAACACCAGAACTATTGAACGAAGAATCAGCAAAGTTCCTACACAGGTTTAGTTGGTTAGAAGATAGTGATATAGGTTCAATGCCCGCCGAGTACAACTGGTTGGTCGGTTGGTACAAGGAACCAAACGACGGCACACCCAAGATCCTGCATTACACCGAAGGCGGTCCATGGTTTGATGGTTATCGTCACTGTGAATATGCAGATGATTGGAAAAAAGAACTTGTAAAGCTCTTTAGTTCTTAAATTGGTTTGAAAATAACTTCGTTAACAATTTTCCTTACTTGTTGATATCCTAACTTTATTATTTTTTTAGTTAAAGTTTTTTTATCAGTATTGAACTCTTTTAAAGAAGAATTTTTCATCTCGAGGTGTAGGATTGGTTTTTGAGACACTATTAGTTCTTTGGCACCGTTTATTATTTGCTCTTCCATACCTTGGCAATCTAACTTTATATAATCAATATCTTGTAATTTCAATTCATCCAATGGACAGGCAAGACAAGTCACATTACCCAAGATACTAGGTTGACTTGCACCGCTTTGATTAAAGTCATATTTGAATTTTAATTTTTCTTTTTTGCTAGAAAGTGCTAAATTATATAAGGTGTAATTTTTTTCTAAAATATTTTTTTTAAAACAGTTGGCAACTTCTATTATCGGCTCGAAAGCATGTACCCACTGGAACCTTTTCACTAAATCTACACTCCATGTGCCAACGTGAGCACCTCCATCAACACAATGTCTAAACTTACAGCCAATTTTATCTAAAGTTTCTAACACTGCTTTCCTAGTTTCGTATTGGTATGAATCGTTTCTGATTCCCGCAAGAAAATTATCGTTCATAGATGGAAATACAAATTTCGTTGTCATAAAATTCCTTTGTCAATTAATATCTCAACAGCAGTGCCATTTGCTAATTCTTCCGGCGTAAACTGTTGGTAGGCTAGGCTGTACAACCAAGGCTCTGGTCCTCCATAGTACGGATTCTCAATGTCAGATAGTTCCACGTTGCCAACATCTACTGCAAAACTAATATCATCACAGAACACAGGTATGCCCTCACACATGGCCTCCACTGCCGCAATACTACAACTGGTTACCACACACCACGCCTCTTTGAGATCCTCGGATAGGGGTACCTTTGCCTCACTAGGTCCTGATGTACCCCTGCCCCTAGGCTTGTGTCGAAGTTTGATAGGTCTATCCGTGTATCTCTTAATCTGTTCAATTGTCTCGTTTGTCCAATTGGGCCTATTTAAATATTGGTGTATTCCTGTGGAACTAGGACAAACCAAGACGTGTTTACCTGCAAAGTTGGGTGCCTTTATCTTAAGTCCAAATTTTTCAAATCTATCGGACTTACAATCTTTCAAGTAAGGCACGTGTATTCTATTTTTACAAATACGCCAGTAGTGATTGTCCGGCTTTAGGTCATTGTTGTCAAATCTTCCAAAGTATGGTGTGTCTGTAAACCAGTAGTTGTGATTACGTGCTTCCAACTTCTTGACCATCTCCCTGTTGTTGCCGACGAATCCCCAGAACATGCTGTTGCTAACGGGATCCGTTTCTACAGCATTGTCTAACTTCGTAATCTGGTCTGGCCACGACTTCTCGACACCGTTGAACACCTCCCATGCCTTGCTTTTCTTATTTCTAAATGGTGCGTAGATCGTTAGCATCTATAAATTCCGTTAGTTGTGTTGCCCATTGTTGGTGTCCTTCTGCCGATGGATGTGGATCATTTGGACTCACTATCAAGTTATTGTCCATTACGAATTCTAAATGACTAACTGTTGGGCTGAAGAATCTATCCATGTTTATCGCGTTCCTGATGATTTCAAAGTCTGCTGTGCCGTTGCCAAAGTCGTTGGGCAGTGAGTTATACATCACATAAGGTATTTGTTTACGTTCAAAATAATTTTGCAGGTCAAAAACATTTTCTAAAAAATTCATTGCTAAATTATTTTCAATATCCCACCCTTTGTGACTCCTGATAAAACTAACATTGTCCAATGTCTTCCAAGTACGCCAAGTGAGATCTGTACCTGGTACGCGACCTTTCTTCCATCCGTCGTCGGTGACATAATCATTCCTGACTGCACTTGACCATCCTATGACAGCGAACACATCCTTGTCCTTGTTCTGTTCGAGCCAAACCTTTGATGAGAAACTTATCCTTGTATTTCCCCGGCCTCCCATTGCTATGTTGGCAAGTTCCATGCCATACTTTTCAGCGATAATTTTACTGGTAAAAGTGTCCACACCGTCCTTGGGCCTGGGAGTTAGGAAACTGCAACCGTTTGAGAATAATATCATAATAAGTGTATTATAACATAATTATTAATTAAATGCCAGTAAAAAACATTAGCTCACTGAAGTATTTCCTCGACCGTTGGGAGACGGTGGACCCGGAATACAATTACACTGTGCCCTATCATGACTCAATCGATCCAAACTTTTCAAGTTTACCAACCTTTGTTGCCGAATTCCACAACTGTAAAATACACACCTGCCCATTGTTGCTGACTAGGGAAAACAAACTGATTACGGAACACGTATGGAAACTGACTCACAAGCGTAGACACAAACCTCAGCAGAGTCATGGCCTGTGGGAAGATTGGGACACCGAGATGGATATTACACTACCACCAGTCACAGAATCTTTCAATGAGACCAACACCTACGTGTGGTTGCCGGTGGATGATGAGAGCAAGGCAAACCCTTGGCACATCTGGATAGACGTCATCTCGAAGTTCAGATTGTTAGAGAAGAGATGGTCCACAAACTTTTCAAGATACTGTTTTATATTAGCCAATCACAGTCCTTACTTTGAGAAAGTGTGCAAGGAACTTTTTCCCGATGTGAAAATTATTGTGATGCCTAAAGGATCAACTTGGCAGTTCAAACATCTCATAGTGCCAAGCATGAGCAATTCTCATGATGGTGTGATAGTGCCTCCAATGGCGCCATGGCTGAGACATTTCAAAGGATTGAAAAATTTGAAAGGTGTAAAACCACACAGGAAGATAGTTGTTTTGAGGCCTGGGGCCAAAACCAGGAGAATGATTAACTCAGACGAATTATTGTTGAAACTCAAAGGCTGGGAAACTGTGGCTCTGGAGAATCTAAGTATAAAGGACCAAATGAAGACCTTTGCTGAGGCATCACATGTACTTGCGGCACACGGAGCAGGCATGGTCAATCTATTGTGGTGCCAGCCCGGAACAAAAGTTATTGAGGTCCAGGACAGAAACATGCTACACAAGAAAGTGTATCCATTGTTGTCGCACAATTTAAATCTAGAACACAAATTATATCTAGCAGACGTAGTGCCAATACCCAGAGAAAACGGAGCAAAGGTACACGGTGTCAAAAGATTCAGTGACATGATAAACTTCAAGATTAACATTCCAGAGATAATGGAGCATCTAGAATGAACCTTTCGATATTACAGAAAAGGCCTGAACTTGTACTAGAGCCTTATCCACATTTTGTGATCGAAGATGCACTACCCCAGGAAGTGTACGAACAATTAGAGAAGGAATGGCCCAAGGAACAACTGCTGTCTACAAAACCATTTGATTCAGGTATATGTTATAGGTTAAAAGCAGACGAGATGTTGAAACCTAAAAAAGTTTCCAGTCTATGGAAAGAATTTACCGAGTACCACACATCAATGGAGTTTTACAAACAAATGACCAAGGTGTTTGGAGAATTGGTCCCTCACGTCGAAGACTTAACATTAAGTCCAAGAGGCTGGGACACAGGCCAGGACAAGATAGGAACCGATTGTCAGACAGTGATGCACAAGCCCATAGACTACAGTTCGAGGACTGCACATATAGACAATCCTAGAGAGATATACGCGGCCTTACTTTACATGCCATACAAAGAGGATCGAAGTACAGGTGGAGGATTCCAGATACACGAAACACATGATACCATTTCAGAAGTGAATAAAAACGGCGGTAGAGAAGTAAAAGAGAAGGCGGGCAAAATTGTGAAAACAATCCCCTACAAAGCAAACACACTGGTTGTATTCTGTAACAATTCAACAAGGTGTGTACACAGCGTATCCGCTAGGAAAAATGCCGTGCTACACAGGAGGAGTGTGAACATAATTGCAGAATTCAATAGGGCGGCCGGACGTAAGATGTTTGAAGTGAAGGAAAACAGAAAATAATGTTGTCAGGAATACACACGACCAAACCACGGACACAGCGTTATGTGGATGCTTTCGTTCGTGGATCTGGTCAGGGCAGGATATACCAGTTTAGAGAGTTGAAATCATTACCTGAGGAGAATCTTACCATGTACGGCATACTGGCAGGTTCTGGTGAAGTTTACAAATGGTGTGAGAGGGAGAACAGAGATTTCTATTTCATGGATCACGGGTACTTCACCAATGCTCATGACAGTCCACACTGGTTACGTATAACCAAAAACAATCACTGCCAGAACATACTTCAACAGAGGCCAACAGATAGATATGAGAAATATTTCAAACAGGACATCAAACCATGGAACAAGGGCAAGAAAATTCTTGTACTACCGCCAACAAACGCAATAGCGAACTTCTTTGATACAACCGACTGGTTAGACAACACATTGAAAATTCTTAAACAGCACACCGATAGACAAATAGACGTAAGGGAAAAACCTTACAACCCAACAATCGAAATTGATCACGTGGGTGCCACTGTAAAGGTTGATAGGCCTACTGTCCACAAGGGCAATATCGACTGGAGCGATTACCATGCAACAGTGACCTATAACTCCAACACAATGGTAGCCAGTCTAACCAACGGTGTTCCTGTGTTCTGTGATCCCAACAACAGTGCGGCCGCTCCAATATCTGAGACGGATTTAAGCAAGATAGAAACACCTAAATACGGAGACAGGATTGCATTGTTCAGCAGTCTAGCGTATAATAACTGGACACTACAAGAAATGGCCAATGGCACAGCGTGGGAGATGTTGAATGAAAGTTGAGATATTCAGGAGGACGGTAAAGGACCGTAAACGTGGCAACAGTTATGAGTTACTTTATCATCTCAAGGAAGGCATAGAGGCCGCGGGCGATGAAGCGGTGATAGTCAATGAGAACCGGTCTGGACCAACCGTAGAAGGTGAAATGACACCCACTGCACCCATGGCGGCCATGTTTGGATACGGTGGTGACAGACAGATGCATCACACCAAAGGTAGACGTAGAGAACTTGCAAATAATTGTAGAGACAAAAAGATTCCGCTGATAACATTTGATGGAGGACTACTATCCAGTTTTGGTAATGTGTCAACATCACCTGATCATCATTTCAGGGTTTCGTTGTACACCCCTATGAACGACGGTGACTTCCTTTCTGACAACAGTCCAAGCGATCGTTGGGAGATGATGGTGAAGAAATTCAAGGTCAAGTACGAACCATGGCGTAAGTCAAACCAAGATGATCCCATAATATTTGTACTGCAACCCAAAGACAATTGGAGCATGAACGAGTTAGATCCCATAGAATGGTTCAATGGGGTTTATGAAAAATTAAGACCTGCAACAGACAGGAAGTTCATAGTACGTCCACACCCAAACCATGTGGCATCTATAGTGGCACGTAAAGGAGACTTTCCAGAGGATGTGGAACTGCAATACACACAGAAACACTTTGCAGGAGATGAAAAGAAGTTTTACAGATTCCATTTCCAGGAAGCGATAGCAAATGCACACGCCGTGGTCACACACAATTCAACCGCCAGTGTTGACAGTTGTATCAGAGGCATACCAACGTTTTGCACGTCAGATCTTGCACTGTGTTGGGACGTGTGTAACAAGAATCTCAATGATATAGAAACACCAAAGACACCCGACAGGACACAGTGGGTAAATGATCTGGGTTACAAATTATGGAGCATACAAGAAATAAGGGACGGCACAGTGTACAAAAGATTCAAACAGAGGCTAGGCTTATAATGACATCATTATCTGTTGTTACGACCTTCCCACCAAACAGATGGACAGCCTATGCTAAAAGAATGTTGGAGAGCCATATTCAATTCTGGCCCGACGATGTTATCCTGTATGCATATCATGAAGGCGAGAAACCAACCCTGGAACATCCAAAGATCAAATTTATCAACATAGAAGATGCCTGTCCTGAACTGTTAAAATTCAAGCAGAGACACAAGGACGATCCTGTGGCCAATGGCGAAGTGGACGAAGTACCAGGTGGTGTGAGACGAGATCCCAACGCAGGGAAAAATGACAGGGGTAAAGGATCTTACCTATGGGACGCTGTGAGATTCGCACACAAGACCTTTGCAGTGGATCATGCGATAAAAACAATCAACACAGATTATGTTCTGTGGTTAGATGCCGACACATACACATTTAGACCAATCACAACGGAATTTGTTACCGGGCTACTACCCCAAGACAAGCTCGTGAACTTCCTGGGTAGGGGTGAAAAATATCCAGAATGTGGGTGGGTGTGCTACAACAGGAAGCATCCAAAGATTAAAGAGTTCATGCAGTACTGGACAAACATGTACATAACAGATTCAATATTCAAAGAGTTGGAATGGCACGACAGTTACCTGTTCTGGCAGTGTGTCAAACGTGTGGCACCCAACGACGGGGTGGACATAGGCAAAGGTGCAGGTGCCAAAGGACATCATGTGTTCATCAACAGTGTGCTGGGGTCCTACGTAGATCACATGAAAGGCAAGAGAAAAGTACAAGGCAAAAGTAGCAAGAGTGACCTGCGTGGAGACAGGAACGAGGACTATTGGAAGAACGTGGAGAACTACGATCCGTTTGGTGGTGTGAAGTTTGATCCAAAACAGGCAGACGACATAGTGAGCAAGGTGGCCAAAGGAAAGCAGGGCAACTGATGAGGATAGAAGCGTGGCCCATGCATGGCCCATTGAACAGCAAAGACATCTTTGCGAAATTCATAAAATCAATGCAGGAAACCGGCAACGAAGTGCATGTGAACAAAGAGACCAACGGTGACGTTGCGGTCATATGGAGTGTGTTATGGCGTGGCAGGATGCAGAATTACAAAAAGATATGGGATCGTTATAGGAGCCAGGGCAAACCTGTTATCGTTATTGAGGTGGGAGGACTGCGTAGGAATCTCAGTTTCAAGATTGGAATAAACGGAATAAACAGAGATGCCGATTTCGCCAACCAAACGTTTGATGAGGAACGATGGCCTTTGTTCAAACATGAATTGCGACCATGGAATCCAACCGGAGACTTAATTATCATATGTGGTCAGCATGATACCTCAGAGCAATGGAGAGGACTTCCGAGGATGTCAAACTGGATTGAACAACAGATAAATGAAATACGTAAGTACACAACGAGACCAATTTTAGTGAGGCCACACCCCAGGAACATAATCACATTTGATGAGAACAAATTTCGGAATGTGAAAGTGAGATTGCCAAAAAGAGATTACAGGACATACGACGACACAGATTTCAAGCAAACGTTAGAAAGGACCTGGGCAGTTGTAAATCATTCCAGCAACCCTGCCATGGAGGCGGTGATCAAAGGCATACCTGTGTTCGTATCTGAATCGAGCCTGTGCTATGACGTTGGTAACATAAAGTTAGCAGACATCAACACCCCAGCCATGCCCAATAGACTGACCTGGGCAAATAAATTAGCATACACAGAATGGTTCGAGGACGAGATAGAACAAGGACTACCATGGACTAGAATTCAAGCAAGATTAAAGGAGAAATATATATAATGCAAACTATTAACATTGGTAAAAAAGAAATTGAACCAATTGAATGGAAAAAATACGAGGGCGAAGATGTATGCGTGAATACTACAATCAAGCAAGGCAAACGTTTCCGAGACATCAGATTTTATGAAGACAAAGTCAAAGCGGTACCTCGAGGCAACGCTTATGTTATAGGCAATGGTCCTTCACGTAAGGGATTTGACCTTACGAAACTAAAAGCCACAGGACAGACTTATGGGTGTAATGCACTTTACAGGGATTTCATGCCGGACTTCATATTCTCAGTGGACACCAAGATGTCTATGCAGATGGTGGAAGACGAAGTGGGTTTGAAGACCGTACACTATGGCCCGGCCTTGGAGGTCAACAGGAAACAGAGCAAGGGCATGATAAATCTCATACCAAACAACCCGCACTGGATATCGGGCAACGCCGCTTTCTGGACAGCGGGTGTTCATGGACACAAGAACATCTATCTATTGGGTTTTGACTTCAGGGAATACGGCAAGGGCGAACTTAACAACATGTACCAAGGAACAGATTGTTATGGTGAACGAGACGATGACAAAATATTCGAAGGATGGTTGAAACAGTTCAGGGACATGCTGAAGATGAGGCCTTACGTGAACTACACCGTAGTACATGACAATCCACCAGAGTACCTTAACCATCTACAGACAGGAACCGATCTTGGCAACAGTCGAGTTATCAGTTATGCTGAATTTGAAAAGATACTAGCACCTAGTAAGACCTAGACCTGCAATCTTAAACTTGTTTCTCCAGGCAAAGAAATTCGCATTGTGATTTGCGTAAGGATCTTGCACCCAAGTCATTTGGTAAAGGTGCACCATTTCATGTGCCAGAGTCTCTATGAAGTCTTTCCATTTTGGAAACTTACAGTGTAATTCTATATAGAATTCAACGTCTATGTGGTAAGGTATTCTACGCTGATCAAATTTGCCTTTGGGTGTTTTCCTATTGTCCCAGTTGGCCACGCACCTACCCCAGTCCTTGTGCAGTTTCTTGATTTGTATCTCAACTATTGGTAATCTACTGTTGAACAATGCCCTGTTGATATATCTGAACCATTGATATGCCTGTTGCTGTGTTGGCCTGAAGCCTTTGGCGTTCTTGTATCTGGTCGCAGTATTTTCCAACTTGACTTTCAGTTGTTTTTTTACATTTACCGCTTTGTTCTTTGTTTTTTTCATGGTTGACTATATTACCAAGTATGCTATAATATACTAATAATTACCTAAAATATCATGGATAAAATGCACACAGATTTGCCAAAAACAATTAACGAAGCACTTAAAATACTAGCATATAACGATTATTTCTGGGCAAATCCTTCAATGATAGGAAATACAGCCGTAATCAAGCCACACCCCAAAGACTACGAAACTGTGAGATCACTGGCAGAGTCGCAATACGCATGGACCGAAAAGCAGGCCAGACTGGCACTTGTGATACTGAAAAGGTATCTAACTAAATTCCAGGCTTATGGCATGGACATCAAGAAGTTGTTGGACGACCCTGTGTATGAGGACGACTTCCGTGTGATCAGTTTTGACAAGGTCATAGAGAAGTACACGGACGATGACAACGTTGACAGGATAGAGATGAGATTCCCATACCACAAGAAAGTGATACAACTGATACGTTGCATGAAAGACAAACGTGGCCTGCCAGGAATGTATGCCTTGTATGACGGGGAGAAGAAGAAGTGGACATTCCAACACAGTGACGTCACTGCCTACTACCTGACCTTGATCGCTGTGAGATATGATTTCAAGTTCACGGACGACAGTCTACTCAACGACTACGAGGAGATCAAAAAACAAGTGATAGGACATCGTAAACCCACAGCACGATTGATCGCAGGTGAAGTTGTTTTAGACAACGCACCTGAATCATTGCAAGAATACTGGAGTGAAAATCTTAAGGACAAACCAGCGTTAACACAAGTTGATTCCTTAAAGAACTTTGACATATCAACAAACGGAATAGAAGTTACAGCAGAAACCATGATAGGTCACAAGATAGCACACAACAATTACCACAAGTTATGGATTGATTCAAAGGGTTTCTCCAAGAACGAGGTAGTCAAAGGTCTCATCGAATTAGACTGTTTTCCAATGATCATGCCAGTGAGTGGTGACATACACATGGAGGATGATGTTAAAGATTTCTGGGAATGGATGAATGCGTTCAAGGCACACGGTGTTGATCTATTGAATGAATGCAGTTGGGGATTTGATGTCAAGGAACCAATCTACAAGAAGGACCTAGACCGTTTCAACAGTGAGAGGACTTATCTTTTAGATAATCAAAAATCAGAAGAGTTCTTTGAGAACCTATACGAGTTGCATCAAATGAGCAAACAGTTCAAGTTGATCAACGAACAAACGAAGATCATATTCGTCAGGAACAGAATACCAAGGGCGTTGATCAAGAGTAAAGTTAAACCAAAAGCATCACTGGTCGGAATAGGCGGTGGTTACTACGCCACGGGCACGGACAACCTAAAAAGAATGCTTGAAAATCTTCCAAAAAAGTTGTATTATAGTGATCACCAACCGAGTAGTTGGGATTGGCATGATCATATAATAGTAAAACTTTAGAATGAGCAGTTGTAAACTAGTAATAAAAGATGAAGTAAACGTGAAGTTCGAGAACCTAAGCCTCGAATGGAGGAAACGATTATCCAACAAATTCAAATACGAAATACCATATGCTAGACATCTACCAGCAGTGAAGTTAGGCAGGTGGGACGGTAAGGTAAGTTTCTTCGGCCTGGGTGGCACAACCTACCTGAACCTAGTTGACCAGATACTTCCCATACTGGACGAGGGTGGTGTGTACATCGATGTTGAGGATAGGAGAGAGCAACACAACTTTGAATTCAAACAAGTAGATAAGAATTACCTATCACACATCACATGGCCAGAGAACCATCCGGCGGCAGGACAACCAATAGAGTTGAGAGACTATCAAGTGGAAACTATAAACAAGTTTATTGAACATCCACAAAGCATACAAGAGATCGCCACTGGCGCAGGTAAGACCATAATCACAGCGGCACTATGCCAACTGGTCGAACCATACGGTCGTACACTGACGATAGTTCCAAACAAGAGCCTCGTCACACAGACAGAGGAGGACTTCCTTGCATGTAACTTGGACGTAGGTGTGTACTACGGCGACAGGAAAGAACTAGGAAGGTTCAATACAATAGCCACTTGGCAGTCATTGAACGTGCTTGAAAAGAAGAGCAAGGACGAACACACAACAGAGTTCTTAGAAGCCATACAAGGCATTAACACAGTGATAATAGATGAGGTGCATATGGCCAAAGCAGACGTGTTGAAGAGATTACTGACAGGACCGTTTGCACACTGTGGCATACGTTGGGGTCTGACCGGAACTGTACCAAAAGCAGATTATGAATTCATGGGATTGAAATGTAGCATAGGTGATGTATCCAACAGGATACAGGCCAGTGAACTGCAAGACAAGGGTGTGTTGGCAAATTGTCATGTGAATGTCCTACAGACACAGGATTATCCGCAGTTCAAAACTTATGGAGAGGAATTGAAATGGCTCACAACAGACAAGACCAGGATGAAATGGGTGGCCAACACGATCAAGGACATATCAAGTTCAGGAAACACACTGATACTGGTAGACAGGATATCCGCGGGAGAAATATTAGAAGAACAGATCGAGGATGCGGTATTCGTGTCTGGATCAACCAAAAACACAGACAGGAAGGAACAATATGATGAAATATCTACTGCAACAAATAAAGTTATTATCGCCACTTATGGAGTGGCCGCTGTTGGTATTAATATTCCTAGGATTTTTAATCTTGTTCTCATAGAGCCAGGCAAGTCGTTCGTGAGGGTGATACAGAGCATAGGACGTGGTATCAGGAAAGCAGAAGACAAGGACAGTGTGCAGATCTGGGACATCACCAGCAGTTGCAAGTTTGCAAAAAGACACTTGGGGGCAAGGAAAAAGTTTTACAAAGAGGCCAATTACCCGTATAATATAGAAAAGATAAATTATGAAAATCCTTACACTGGATAACAGAACATACACATTAGAGAAGATACCTGAATGGGTTGATGAGAAACTTAGATTCGCAGTGCTTGACAATTCAGATCCAGCAAATCCTGATTTCTTTTACATACCTTTAATCTTCTTGGAGAGTTTTAATGCTCCAGCGGCGGTACTAGAGATCGGACCACACAAGATAAAAATGCCTTTAGATTGGAAGATGCTGATAGGCGAGGCCGGGCAATCTGAGATGCATGTGTTACCAATCACAAGTCTCAACGACAGAGGGTTTGATGCATTCACATTCAACCCGTTATCAAGTTCCAAACCGGATTTCTATCCCATAGACGTGGTGGACATATACACAGAAGTTAAATGGTATTTCCCAAAGATCAAATCTGGACAGATGTTGGCCGTGCCATTGAACAATGGTACTAAACCCATGTGTGCCTACTTCGTCAAGGACATCTCGAGACAATGTGAACAGGTGGACTATGGCTCCGTCTGGTAGAAAATCAATCACAATAGACGCACCGATCCTGATAACCAGCAACAAGATCGCTGTGTGGATGGATGAAGATTGGATGCACAATTTCTTTGACTTCATGCGGAAACACAAATTCCAATTTTCAGGTTTACAACACAAAAACAAGAAACTAAAATTAACATTTGTAACAGCGAAAGATTGTACGATGTTCGCACTAAAATATGCCAGCAGAAAAAAATAGAAAATTTTTTGATCTAAGGAACGGACTGAAAGCAGTAGACTTCAGGAACAAGGACTACTTTGACAGGATCGATGACAAGGAGAAGTCGTTGTACTCTCCCTACATGCTGATGAGATACGTTTCCAATGTGTCATCCAAAGATCCATTCTACGTGGAGCACTACATTGAAATGGTCAACGAGTGTGTGAACAAACACTGCTTCACACTGGGCAAACACAAGAAACTGTTATGGATACTGACCGCCATGTGTGGTGCAGAGACACAGCAGTTCCATCCATGGTTGAAACCCATGAAGCGTGTGGCGAACAAGAGTTTGAAGAAATTGCAGGCCATATACCCCACGTGGAAGGAAGCAGACCTAGAGACACTAGACAAAGTGATAACAGACAGAGAACTAGAGGAATTGATAGAAGCACATGGCCTCGACAAATAAATGCACATACTGTGGCAAGGAGTTTGCCAAGGAACGCACACTACAGGTGCACCTGTGTGAACCCAAGAGGAGATATCTACAACGTGATGAGAAGTGGGTGGTGAACGCATTCATGGTGTTCCAGAGATTCTATCAGATACACCAACACAATTCAAAAACTAAGACATATGACGATTTCGTCAAGAGTTCATACTACAACGCATTCGTCAAGTTTGGCAGATTCATCATGCACATCAACCCGCTGTATCCAGACAAGTACATAGACTACGTGCTACAATCAAAGGTCAAACTGGATCACTGGGCTAGGGATGATCTCTATGAATTATATCTCATAGAAGCACTGAAGTCGGAACCGGTGGAGGCGGCGTTGCAAAGAAGCATAGCCACCATGATGGACTGGGCCACAGAACAGAACGCACAATGGCCTGACTACTTCAGACTGGTCAATGCCAACAGGGCAGTGCAACACATACAACAGGGCAAGATAAGTCCTTGGTTGCTGTTAGGTTGCAACGCAGGAAAAAGGATGTTAAAATCATTCAACGACGAACAATTACAAATGATAGAAAAATTCATAAACACAAGTTTCTGGCCCAGCAAGTTGAAGAGCTATCCCGCTGATCACATGCTGGTACAAGACACAGCAAGGGAGGCCAAGATTGTCTAAGATAGATCTAGAAGTGTCTGACAACTTGGAGTTTGATGAAGGAGACTGTGCTGTGATAATAAAAGAAGACGGATCCATAGGAAGAGTGATCATGCCAAAAGTCAACAAAGACATATTGAAAACAGAAGGATACAGGAAACTGCTTGACGTGTTGGAGGTGTTACAACCAGGCTCACGTGATAAGATGATACAACACGCAGAGAAAGACAAAGGGAGTGTACACTAATGCCTGATGTGGACATAGATTTCTTTGACAGAGACGGGGTTCTCAAGTTGTTCAAACACACTCCGGCATCGATGATCAAAGATGGCAAGAGTGAGAAACACAAGACGGGAGTGTACTTCCATGCTGTACCTGAACATCCTGTGACTGGACACGCAAGTTTAGATTACAAACAGGCAGAGGACAGGGGTTACTTCAAGATAGACTGCCTTAACGTGAACATCTACAAGGATGTTAAATCAGAACAGGAACTGGTTGAACTGATGATACAGGAACCCGATTGGGACATGTTGAAGGATCCAAAGATAGTAGAAAACCTTTTCCACCTGAATGGCCATTTCAACATCGTGTCCAAGTTGGAACCTAGGAACATAGAACAACTTGCGGCGGTGCTAGCCATCATACGTCCGGCCAAACGACAACTGATGTACAAGGACTGGGTGGACATCATGAAGGAAGTTTGGGTGAGGCCCACAGACGGCAGTTACTTCTTCAAGAAATCACACGCTGTGGCATATGCACAGGCCATCGTGGTACAGATGAATCTGATAGCCAGGGATAAATATAATTTTAGTGTACAACAGGAAAACTAAAAAACTCACTAAAAAAACTAAGAAAAAAACTCCTATCAATCGCTCCAAAAATGATACGTTCCAACCCAATAGCCCGTTGACTGTGTATTTTTTGAAATTGATAGAGAAGAAATCTTAAGTTTAAACTGGACGTCGGACTAATTGTATTGTCCTTCTTTTCACCCGTTTCTTTGAAATATCTGACAGTCGCACAGTTGGCCCATGCACAATCTCCACATCTTTGGAATTGAGAGTCACCAATGTTGAACGGAAATATCTGAATTCCCCCTTGAGGAATATGTTGATTGGTAATTTACGATTGGATTCGTGCCACCAAGTCTCCCCACATTTAAGGAACTTCATCTTGTCCTGTGGCATCATCAGCCTGCCGTAATCATAGAAACTGATGACATTGACATCTTCGTTCTGCACTATGCCCACGTACTCCAAATCGCCCTTTCTGATCAGGCTTAGGAATGGGAACTTGTCCCTTAAAGTGTTAAAAATTTCGTTCATTCTATATCTATAAATACTGTTAAATATGTATTATGCAAACAGTACAAAGGTATTTAATAAATCAATTGGTAATTGTTTACCAAAGTGGTTATCACGGGAGGAACTCAAAAGTGTACGATAGACGCCTAACACTGCACAGGGGAGTCAGAAACCCCCTCACTTTTACGTTCAAGAATGAGGATCAGAAGGCACAGGATGTGTCTGCAAAGACTGTTGACAGCGGAAATTATTATCAATTAGAAGTGATAGACACAGAATTAAAGCAATCAGTTATAACAAAAACACTTACTCCGATAGACGACGGAAGCACTATTTCAACAAAAGGACAGGCAAGGTGTGAGATAACAGACGGCGATCTATTAAGATTGGATGCAAAGTTCTACAATTATTCTATCAAAGAAATCAAGTCAGATGGTAGCACACTAGTGACCTATGCAGATACAGGATATGTGGCATCAGGCACTATAGAAGTTCTGGATGGAGCATACGCTCAATTCTTACCAAGCACAGAGATATCAAGTTTCACAGCAGGTGGAGGATTGAGATCATTAGCCTATACCTCAAGTAAAATACCTGCAAAGCCTGGCTTCAACAATAATAAAGCATTACACACCATCGCTGTGTATCCAAAGAACTTCTCAGGTGCCTTGAGAGTGCAAGGAACAATGTCAACTAATCCTCAGGACGAAGACTATTTTGAAGTAGCATCTACAACATTTTCAAACTCTTCTACACCAAGCACTTTAAACTTCACTGGTGTTTACCAGTACGTAAGATTCACATGGGGCAACGACAGTGGCAACACTGGCGTGATTGACAAAATCCTATATAGACAGTAAAATAGTATAGATTATGAATCTTATACAGAATACAATTCTGACTGGCCTGCCTGCGAACAGAAAGAAAACTCCAAGCGGATGGATCAGTTTCAACGCACCCTGTTGTGTGTACAATGGAGAGACTGCTGACAAGAAGAAACGTGGCGGACTGATGACCAGTGCGGACGGCACTGTGAGTTACCATTGTTTCAATTGCGGCTTCAAGGCCAGTTATGTGATAGGACGTAAACTGACCTACAAGATGAGACAGTTCATGAGTTACATTGGGATACCAGAGGACACCATACGTAAGTTGGCCATAGAAGCCATGCGTGAGGAAGAGGGCGACGTGAAATATGAGAAGAAGAAATTCGTGTCATTCAAGAACAAGACACTGCCCAAGAACACACACAAACTGGACGTGTGGCTGGAGAAGTATGTGGCTAATGATCTCACGGAACCACAATGGAAGAAGATAGACGGCTTACTGAAATATCTCGAGAGCAGAGGCATAGGTGCCGACTGGTATGACTTCATGTACTCACCTGATAAGGTATGGGACGTCCATCAGAGATTGCTGATACCTTTCTACTGGCGTGGTGATGTTGTTGGATTCACAGGTAGGATGTTTGAAGAGTCCGAGGGAGTGAAGTATTACACAGATGTATGGCCTGGGTACGTGTTCAACATGGACGCACAGGACTGGACAAGGAAGTTCGTGATTGTCACGGAAGGACCATTTGATGCCATAGCCGTATCTGGCGTGAGCATACTGGGTTCAGAGATAAATGAAACGCAAAAGGAGTTAATAGACGGACTTGGTAGACAGGTTATCGTTGTGCCAGACAGAGATGCCCCAGGACAGAAATTGGTAGATCAAGCGACGGAGTTTGGATGGAGTGTGGCATTTCCAGAATGGGAGGATGGCGTCAACGATATAGCAGATGCAGTACAGAAATATGGTAGACTGTTCACAATTCAATCAATATTAAAAACAACAGAGACTAGTAAATTAAAGATTGATTTAAAGAGAAAGATGTATGGTTAGTTTTCACATAGAGCCCACAAGTAAATGTACCTTGGAGTGTCCATTGTGTGATAGAACTTGGTTCTATGAAACCTTTAAAAGTAGGAACTTGCATGAAATCAACATAGAGCATGTTGTTAATTTTGTAGGTGTCAATGCAGATATTCGTATCTGCGGCAACAATGGAGATCCTATATACCATTCCAAGTTCCATAAACTATGCCAAAGGCTTAAAGAAAATAATTGCAAGATTAGTATAATAACAAATGGTTCTGGAAAGACCAAAGCATGGTGGGAAAAATTAAATGATATACTCAACGAAAACGATACTTTAATTTTTTCTATAGACGGACTAGAAGATACCAATCACTTGTATCGTAAAAACGCAAAATGGAAATCTATTATAGGAGCCGTAGAGGTTTTCGCAGAACGTAAATGCAAACTGATATGGAAATATATTATTTTTAAACACAACCAAAATCAAGTCAAAGATGCTAAAGAACTATCTGTAAAATTAAAATTTGATCACTTCCAAATAGAACACAGCGACAGATGGTTAGGGGAAAAAGAACTTATGCCAGACAGAGAGTTTGTTAATACATATTACCAACAGCAACAAAAAGTATTAATAGATCAAGATTTCAAAGCCGATATGCGACCTATATGTCTTGTTAATGACGAGCCAAGTAACTGGTTGTATATAGATGCAGAAGGAGACTTCTATCCCTGCTGTTGGATGGGTACTTACAGATACAGATATAAATCAGTATTTTCTCCAAAACAAAAACAATTCAATATAAAAGATAACACATTATCTAATATGTTGGAAAACAAAAGTGTAAAAGAGTTCTTTGAGTCAACAAAACAATTTACTTCTGCCCATGAATGTTGTAAAATACAGTGTGGGGTAAAACATGACTAATTACGATAACAACGAACAACACCAGGCTAAGAACTACTCATTTGATGTGCAGAAGTTGTACATCGAGATGTTGTTGGCCGATGCTGAATCTTTCGCTAGGGCACAGAACATATTCAATCCCAAATCATTTGATCGTAAACTACAACCAATAGCCAAGTTCGTCAAGGACTACATGGACGAGTACAAGGTCATGCCGGAGGTGGAGATAGTGAATGCATCTCATGACATAAAATTAAAGACAGCAAAGGATCTGGATCCAAGCCACTTCAACTGGTTGTTGGACGAGTTCGAAACATTCGCCAGACACAAGGCACTGGAACAAGCAATACTTTCATCTGCTGATCTTCTCGAGAAAGGAGATTACGCTCCTGTGGAAGACATGGTCAAAGAAGCGGTCAGCGTTGGGCTGACACGTGATCTCGGAACAGACTACTTTGAGGATCCTCGAGGAAGGCTTGAAGCGTTAAAAGACAACAACGGACAGATCAGCACAGGTTGGCAGAATCTAGACAAGAAACTTTTTGGTGGATTCAACAGAGGAGAGCTCAACATTTTCGCAGGAGGATCGGGTGCGGGTAAGAGTTTGTTCCTACAGAATCTTGCGGTGAACTGGGCCACTGCTGGACTGAATGTGTGTTACATATCTTTTGAGTTGAGTGAGCAATTGACAGCTATGAGGCTGGATGCCATGATGACCAACATACCTACACGTAAGGTATTTCCGGAGATAGACAATGTGGAAATGAAGGTCAAGATGATGGCAAAGAAGTCTGGACTACTACAGATCAAATACTTGCCAAGTGGTAGCAACGTGCTGGACGTTAGAACTTATCTAAAAGAACTAGAACTGAAGAACAAGAAGAAAGTGGATTGCATACTGATCGACTACTTGGATCTCATGATGCCAAAGAGTAAAAGGATAAGTCCAGCAGACTTGTTCATTAAAGACAAGTATGTGTCTGAAGAACTGAGAAACTTGGTCGTTGAGAAGCAGTGTGTGTTGGCAACAGCATCACAGTTGAATAGGGCATCTGTTGAAGAGATCGAATTTGATCACAGTCATATATCAGGCGGACTGTCCAAGATACAGACAGCAGACAACGTGATAGGTATATTCACAAGCCGAGCAATGAAGGAACGTGGTAGGTATCAGATACAGTTCATGAAGACTAGATCAAGTTCTGGTGTTGGACAGAAAGTGGATTTAGAGTTTGATGTAGACAGTTTGAGAATCAGAAGTCTGGATGAGGATGAATCACAGAGCTACAATCAACAGGGCAAGAACAAGATTTACGATTCACTGAAACAAACATCTAAAGTTACAGGCGGAGATGCATACACAGATGTGAAACCGGAAGTGCCGGATCCACGCAAGGGTGATGCACTAGGGGTCAAGGTTAAAGCCACAGTGGAAGGTGGCAAATTGAGACAACTATTAAACGAACTACACTCAGACGAAGAACAATAGATGTGTCAAAAGCGATTAACACAGTAAAATCCAAATCCCAACTACAATCCCTTTTATCAAAGATAAGCAAAGGAAAATCCTTACTGCAACAATGGATAGAGCTGGATCCCATATACGTTGGTGCGATAACCAAAGCAAATTATAGCGAAAGCATACACAAACAACTCATTGAATCTACAAAAAAAATATCCGTCGACGGACACTGGTGCGAGTTTGGAGTCAGAGAAGGCAGAAGTCTCAAATGGCTAATCGAAGAACATCCACAGCAGGTGATTCATGCTTTTGATTCTTGGCAAGGACTTCCAGAAGATTGGGATCACGGCACAGGTAAAGTAAACGATATGAGTTGCGATCCTCCCACAGTACCTGATCACATCCAACTACACAAGGGTTGGTTCAAAGACACGCTACCTAATTGGAAGCAGAACAACAAAGGACCGATCGCATTCTTGCACATGGATGCAGATATCTATTCATCCACCAAAGAAGTGTTAACAGCATTGAATGATCAGATCGTGGCAGGAACGGTGATCACGTTCGACGAGTTCTGTAACTTTCGACTGAGTGGCAAGATGAGCAAATGGCAGGATCACGAGTTCCTGGCATTGATCGAGTGGCTGGATGAATGTGAAAGAAAAGTTAAGCCGGTGAATAGGAACTGGGCCTATCAAGCAAGTTGTGTTGTTGTATAAATTTATGTAATTCGTCTGCCCATGCATGATGTCCTCGCTCATTAGGGTGTCCATCGTTTGCAGATTTTGTCCAACCGTTCTTTGCACAGAATTCAAAATGGCTCTGAACATAATCTTTGTTGGGCACAATTACTTTGTGTTGTGCAGATGCTCTGTTATCCTTTTGCATTTGTATATTTTCTTTTACAAACTCGCTGGTCTCGAAATTATAAAAGTGCTTTCTGTCTATTTGATCTTTGAGTAATTTTAAATCAGGTCTTTGTTTTCCGTTCACTTCTGTTTCGGGTAGATCGTTTGTGAGTGCATGATAGAACACATACGGTATGTTGTGGTACTTTAGGAAGTATTGCAAGGACAGTATGTTGGTGTACAGTTTCACAGCACTCGATAGTTCGAGATCCATGTCCTTGTCACGCATGAAGAAATCGTGTTGCCAAAGTTGCCAAGTGCTCCATTGGTAATCAAATTTCAACAGTTCACCTTTTATTCCGCCTTCTTTTTCCTTTGGAGTCACGTAGTTGCTCACGTAGTCCCACCTGTATCCTGTGGTCCACCCTATGCTTACGAATGTGTCTTTTATCTTATCAGGGTTCTTGAAGAACCAATGCATTGTGGTATTGACTATCCTATCGTTGCCCCTGCCTCCCTTTGCCATGCTAATCGTGGGCTCGTCTATGTTCAGCAGTGTACCTAACTGCTGATGACAACTGTTGAACTTCTTCCTTGTACTGAAACTACAGCCGTTGCTTAGATGATATTTCATATGCTCTTACTCACGTGTTCCCAACATTCTCCGGACTCAAATTCTGCTATGCTCCACTGGCAGTGTGCAATCTTATTTGTCCATTCTTTCTTGTCTCCTCTGAACGGATTTTCAACTTCCGAAAGTTTTTTACTGCTGACGTTATACACCATGCTACCGGAGTCACATGCCACGTTAGGCACTCCGTTTATCACAGCATCAATTCCTGTACCTGAACTGTAGGTAACTGTGCACCATGCATTTTGTAATTGCTCTTGTATAGGTACAAATCCTTTTTGGGCGACATCGGCTTCTTGCCATTCCACGTTGAAATATTCACAAACTGTTTCTTTACATTTTGCGTGTTGTGTTTTTCTCCTATACAACGGATGAGGCCTTACGATTATTTGTCTTTCCGTGTGTTGCCTTATTTCCTTTACAGTTTGCTCTGTCCAAGTGAAAATGTCAGCACCTCGCAGACTGGCGTCACCCACTTTCTGCATACACAGTAAGATGTAATCGCCATCAGTTTTCCATGGTAACTCGGGATTATAACCGTTACGTTCAAATACCTTTTTGGATCTGTCGGTGTGTATGTGTTCAAAACCCCACTTGGCATCATCCCAAAGGAAACCGTTGACCCCCACTCTGAACTCGGTATGGAACGCTGTGTCTATGGGCCTACCAATCAACTGCGTTTCGAGTTGTACGTATGGAATACCACTTTCTATGATTTTACCTTTGCCTTGATGTGCTGGCTTGCCCCGTTCCTTCTTGTAACTGCCAAATATCACAGCACAGTCATATTCTTTGGTATTACTACTATTGGTAATTTCACCTCCACACCCTTTGGCAAATGATTGCAGGACATCTCTGAACTGTGGGTAGTTGGCTGTATCTTCTACTACTGCGACTCGCATAGGGATATTTAAGGAGCGGAGCGAAAGCGTTAAATTTTAGGAAATGCGTTTTTTAGAAATAACGCGAAGCGTTAAAAAGCGTAAAGCCGGCCTTGACCTTTTGGATCTAGACCGACTCCACAGTGTTTAGGAACTAGAATGTGAACTTGATTCCAGCCGCCATGTCTGCTGTGTCTGTGCCTGACACCACGTCAGTCATTTCATAGCCAGCGTACATGCTGAAGTTGTCACCGATCTTCTTCTCGGCACCAACTGTTGTGTAGGCAGTCCCACTCTTGACTTTACCGTAACCCACTGAGAACGTCGTGTCTCCCACTGTGTGTGAGGCAACGTACTCGTTGGCTTTGGTGTCAAGATTGGTTGATTCCACTGTCTTGATCGTGTGGTTGTAACCGATCGTTGTGGCATCTGTGATGTCAAATGATGCACCAACACCTTTGTACTCGATGTTGTTCACCTTGTCATCCGTGTAGGCGATACCCACGTTTAGGCCGTCGCTGATGTCCATAGAGGCCGCAGTCTCGTAGACGTCAACACCTGATTTACCAGTTGTGCCGTCAACTTTTACCAAGTTGTCGAACTGGATCGCACCAATGCTGTTAGAGTAGATCACTGTGTGTGAATCTCTGCTGAACAGTACCTGTGCGGCACTGGCGCCGTATTCTGGGAACACATCTGTCTTAGACGTCACAGCACCCTTGAACACAGAGTTCTGTCTTCCTGCTGATAGCACACCTGCGCCACCCATGTCAATGCCGGCGAAGGCCAGTTTTGAATCGAAGGGTGTAGAACCAGAGTCATCCGCGTCGATCGCCACTTCTAACTTGGCGAAGCCATCGATGCCCTCTGCGATGTTGCTTGTGAAGTCAACACCAATAGCGGAACCGTTGTTCTCTGCTTTTGCTGTTGACACGCCGTTAGCGTCTTCGTTGTTTGACAGCATGTAGTTCAGTGAACCATACACCTTCATCTCCGTCGCTTCGGCTGGGGCCGGTTTGAACACCGCCCATAAAACTATAAGTGCCACTACTATGGCCGCACCTATAGCCATCTTCTTGCTTGTTATCTTCATTATAGATTGTCTCCTATATTTTTTCTCTATAAGGGTTATGTAAATGCGATCACTGGCCTTGTGACCGCTTTGGATTGTAAGGCATATTTATCAAAATAGCAACACTTAATAGTTGCTTTTGGTAAACTTTTTCCGGGTGCTCAACGTTGAATAATTACAACGAACAGGAGGCGGAATCATGGGCATACACTACGACTACAAGAGCACCAGGGGTGCCAAGAAGATGGCCAAGCAACAGGAACGGGAACAGCGCAGGCGTAGGAGGAAGACAGAGGAATTGTCGAACGACAAAACAGACGAGAGCAAACCACTGACATTGGACATGATCACCGATCCCACGAAATGATAAACCAGAGACTGTTTGATCACTATGGGATTGACACGAACAAGGATCTAAAGATAAAAGATATTTGTCCCCGTCCTTTTGACACCTTGCTGATAGACAAGCAGGGGTCCTGCCACGCCTGTGAGTGTCAGTCTTGGTTACCGCAGAGCATAGGCAATCTACAATTGAAATCACTGTCTGAGATCATTGGTAGTGGCATGCACAAACATCTGCAGAACTCGGTCACCGACGGCACGTATCGTTTCTGTAACGAGAATCAGTGCCCGTACATCAAAAAAAATCGTGTGCTGTCAAATTACCATCCAGGTCCGGACGGCCTACGACACTTGAGACTTGCCATAGATGATAGTTGTAATCTTAGATGTCCCAGTTGCAGGAAAGGCATGATATTTCATAAGGAAGGATCTGCATACAATCTAGGAATACGACTCGCAGACAAGATAAACGACTGGCTCCTCACGATACGCCATCCCCTGCAGGTGCACATCGGTTCAGACGGCGACCCATTCGCCTCTCACGTTTACAGGCACTTCATGAGACACACTCCACAAAGAAACAACATCAACTATTCAATATTGACCAACGGACTCATGTTTCGAGAGTTCTGCGGCACTGTGCCACACGTCATCAACAACCTACAGAAGTTGGGCGTAAGCATAGACGGAGCCAGCAAGGAAACATATGAAAAGCTGAGACTGGGAGGCAAGTGGGAGAAGATATTGGAGGGCCTGGAATACATGGCAGAGCTTAAAAAGAAAAATCAATACCGTTTAGATCTACACATGGTGGTACAGCAGGAAAACTGGCATGAAATGGAAAACATGGTGGAGCTGGGTCACAAGTATGATGTTGACGGGATATACTTCAACAAGATTGAGGACTGGAACACTGGGATAGATTTCAAACTTCAGAACTTCACACAGCTAGAGGACTTTAAAAAAAGTATCTACAAGGTCAATAAAGATCCCATAGCCTGGACAACAATGTTCTAGTGTAACTTATGCATAAATTTATCTAGAAATAATTTTGCGAAACGTTCATGATGTTCAACACCGTAGTGTTCCCCGTCGGCGGCCATGCTTGGTTCTGTGTGTCTTTCTATTGATTCGAACCAGGACCAATGGGGCCAGCAGTTCTTTATGGTGTGGGTATCTAACACGTTACTAATCCCTTGTAGGTGTTCCGCATAATCATCCTGTGCAAAGCAATGGAATGTTTGACATTGATTCTTCTCCGCGAACTTCTCAACAAAGAAAACGTTCTTAAGGAAATTGTTCTTGTCAGTCAACTCATCCTCAAATTTCAGTTCTTCTTGGTAACTCATCTGACTCTCGGCGTAGGTGTGCAACTTCTCCCTACGACTCCAAAATGGCCAACACACAATTATTATACGTGGATGTATCACTTTCTCACAACCATACAGGATCCTGACAACCTTGTCGGCGCTGGCACCAGGTTGTCCAAGATTCCAATATCTTAGCCTCCCTGTGTTGTGCTGTGATAGGAAATGTACCCAGTGTTCGTTCTCGGCGTTTCCTTGCCCAAAGGTGTGTGAACACCCGAGCACTACCACATTCTTCTTGCCATCGGGCATCGGCGTCCACTCGGGACACCTGTATCCGTGTGCGTTGAGTTTGTAATCTTGCAGATCTACCCCACCGGGTATGACTGCTTCTGGCATGGCACTGTCCGAGTAGTATCCAAATTTCATTACGTGCTTCCTTTCGCGTTCATCATCCTCTGATTGATTCTGTGTACTAGGTACAGTTCCATGAACCCCATCCTCTTCCGGTTGCCGAACATTGTGGGATATTTAAGTTTGCCCATCATGAGATACTTCTCATCAGCGTAGAGATCAAGTCTACCTTTGTGTTTTGGATACCTGAATTCCAAGGCCTTGTGTTTCCACAAGTACTTGACCAGTTTGGATTCATCCAGCAACATGGTTTCGGCCAGTGCGGGTGGTATGTTTTCCTTGAACTGTTTCAACTTTATGGAATAAAACTTCTTCACACAAGTAATTATTTTGTTTTTGGTGCACCCTCCAGGATTCGAACCTGGGACTTTTCGTTTAGGAAACGAATGCTCTATCCAACTGAACTAAGGGTGCGTGTAACTCTATCACACAGAAGAACCTTGTGTTCTAACCAATAGTGTGAGATACTTTTTTACCATTGGTAAAAAAAGTGGTTGATTTTTTGTAAAACTTTCCATTCTTCACGGGGTAGATGTTCATATTTAAAATTGTTATAACTTAATTTATATGTTCCTGGGGCATCTAAATTAAACATCGGGGCGTTCTTCCATGGCATATAGGGTGCATCTTTAATATACAATGTATTAGATTCAAATGAAATCTTATTGACGACAGCAACAGATGAGGGTGAGTGTACATCAAAAATTAAGGAAATATCAAATTTATCTTCTATCTTCTTAGGTAGATTGTTCATGCTGTATGAAATTTTGTCTGTGTAAAGAAGGTCGGGTTTGTTTTTTGAAATATTCATCAGATCATTAATCTCCACCCAATACATTTTTTTATGATCGTCTTCTTTGTTTATTTTTTTAAATGCTTCAAAAAAATTCCGATCTATGCACTCGTCCAATGACAACGTTTTTGCTTCGAGTGTTTTTTGCTCAAGGTCATTTAAAAAATCACTATCAAAAGGATTTTGCCAAATCCATAAATCGCAACTGAGTCTATCCGGAATACTAATAGCATCAGGGGACATATAAGATTTAATAAGATCCCAAGTATGTATCATGCCTTGATCAAACAACCCAGGTCCCACCGTCTCGCTGACAAGTATATCAATTGGATCTTTAACCATAGGCAAATCTGCGCCTGCTGATGGTTCAACATGTTTGTTGATCACTGTGAATCTGGAGCTGTCAAAACTACTGTTCAATACCTTATATGCGATTGCACACATGCTTCTATCTTTCTCAATGGCGTAAACATGCTTTGCTCCGGCCGATAATGCGTAAGAAGACAAGATGCCTGTGCCACAACCGAAATCTAACACCACCTTGTCTTTTGCGTGTTTACGCAGAGCATCGTAAAAAAATTGATTTCGCCATTTATCTTTGATCATTTGCCAATAAGGATAAAAATCTTTATTTGTAATTGATATTTTTTCAGACATCTTATTTCTTTATGTTTATTTTTATTTTTATTTCAGACATTCGCTTCCTTATTATCATGTGGTGGAGGATAGGAGAGTCGAACTCCTGACTCATCCATGCCATGGATGCGTGATCCCACTTCACCAATCCCCCAAACGAACCAATCACATGCGAGACCATTGACTTCTTTGGTGTATATGGTAATTCTGGCATGTTTGGTTCTTGTGGTGCCGCTTCACGGATTCGAACCGCGGACCTACTGATTACAAATCAGTTGCTCTACCGGCTGAGCTAAAGCGGCGTCACAGTTAAAATAGTACACTACAAACCCCGTTATGTCTACCTGTTAAACGCACACAGACGCCTTTATACGCATGGTAAAACTGATCTTGGATCCGTTGTACATCTGCCCGTAATACACGCACATAAAGGTAGGTATGTAATAATAGCATATCTGACCTGTTGACAACGCATAAATAATCTTATACAATAAAATTATGAGAGACATAAAAACAATAACAGCATACGCCCAAAAGATGATGCGTGAGGCCAAGGAGAAAGTGCTCTTCAGGAACCTGCGTAAAGAGGTAAACATGGGTGCCAACGGCACACAGGATTACGTGATCAAGAATGGCGACAATGCTGGTAAACTGGCACTGAACGCCAACAAGTTCCAATAGTATTTTCTATCCAGATCATCTATTCATTGACTGGTGTAAATAACCGGTATGAATAAAAAACTAGAATGGCCGATAATCATCTTCATGTTGGTTATACTCGTGACATTGGGTTCACGTGATGCATCGGCCGATCACGTAGCACCATATCAGACGGACGAGGAATACCAAGCGGAGATCACCCAGGAGATGGAAGTGATGGATGAAGAAGTTGCTGACAAGGGTGACAGCATATCAAACATGCAGGGCGTGGCCAACGGAGTGGTCTGTGTGTTCGCACCGGAGCAGTGCCAGGAGAGTGCAGTACTCACTCCTCCAAAAGAAAATCAATAAATACCATTACCAATAACAGGGAGACAACATGTTTTTAACAATTGGATTAGTAATCGGTTTCATAGCAGGCTGGTGGGTCAACGAGAAGTTCGAGGACATCGCCGAGGCCAGCAACAAACTGAAGTTCTGGAAGAAGTAATCATAATGACGGAGGGTTCCTTATGTTCAAACACATCAGAAGATGGCTCGATGCCTACAAGAAATTCTTATTGGAATCGTATGAGCTTCCGAAACCCACCGTCTACAAGATGGGCACCAAACGTTACATCAAAGTAAAGAAGTTGAGGACAACATCAAAAACAAAAGGTGTTCACAACAAATAATCTAGGGATTGCACACATCACCCACAAGGTGTTCTGGTGGTTTAAGCATTTGGTCTTTAGTCTCTTATGCGCCTGGCTTTCATGTTCGCTTTGTGTATTCCCCTTACATTGTAAACTTCGTCCTCTGACAATGATTCTAGATCTCCGTTGTTGAGTTTGAAGTATGGTTGGTCCACATAAGCCGTGTCGGGGGTCTTCATCACGTAATCAGGTAATAAGTGAGTGTCAGGGACACCTACCACTTCTCCACCAACGTCCAGGTCTGCTATTTTATCTCTATCTGTACAATGCTGTACCACATCGCCATCTGTTCCAACGAACACTGCTAGATGCGGTATCACAGGAACGGTCTTGAAGACCTTTTTGAAATGTGATCCAAAAGTTCTGTTGAAACTCTTGGGTTTGTTCTGTATACAACCTGCGAAGCCAACGTTGTATCCAAGTTCCGTCATTGTCCTTGCATACTCATATGCTTGAAAATGTAGAAAAGTGTAGTAGGCTAGCATCAGATGAGTGCTAACTCCCAGATCGCAATGCCGGAACGCACTCGTGGGAATTGGTCGACCGAATCCATCCTTGTATTTCTCGTGTACATGAGCTTCCTCGGGAACCATGACCCATACTGCTATGTGTTTACAGTTCCTGATACCAGGACCCATGTTGAAATGTGTGTTATCCCTGAGCCAATCCCACCATTGTTCAGCCATCCCGGCTCTGTGGGGGAACCATATTCTCTGATGGAACCTTTCCACATTTGGTGTCCGGAGGCAGTTCTTTATTGCTAATTCTGTGTGCTCTTCTGTAGGAGCTTTTGATGTATCGCTAAAACTTACTGTTTGGTATATCAACGGGTTCATATAAATTTATTTATGTGGGACTCTGTGCTGGTAAAACAAATTTATAAATTTTAAAAAATAATACTAGTTAGCGAACCAGTGTTGGTAGGTCAGGTAGGGTACCAGGATGGGCCACACCGTGTGTTCTATGATCTCGTAGATAACGAACACGGTCAGCAACACCGCCCATAACTTGGAGGTCTTGGCCTTCATTGAGAGCCACGCGAAGAACCTGCTGTGGTATGATCCTATCTTTTTTATAAGTTCTGTCATAATATCATTATACTGCGAATAATAACTATTCGCAACTAATTATCTGTTGTTCTGGTAATCTATTTGGAATGTGGTGGCAGTTTCTTCTCCACCCACCAGATGTGCTTCTGTGTGATGGGGTCGAACTTGCGCATTCTTAGTTTCTGATTCTGTTTCTCTCCCTTGCCGGGCTTTGTAGCGTAGTAATAGAATGCATGGTCCTTCATGCTTGGATCCTCCGGGACCAGTCTAACTTTTACGTAGGGTTTTTTTGACTTGGGCTTTTTTGCGGCCATGTAGGTATCCTAGTTGGTATGCCACCGCTATGAAAGTGGCGATTATTAGTGTGTGCCAGATGTAAAACATATACTGTTAATTAGTCTGATCGTCATCGGCCCTGCTGGTGATCACCCGGTCCACTAGCCCGTACGCCACGGCTTCCTCGGCATTCATGAACTTGTCACGCTCCATGTCCGCCTTGAGCTTCTCTAGTGGCTGTCCCGTTGTCTTCTGATATATCTCTGTTAGTTCTCGTTTCCAACGCAGTAGTTCGTTTGCTCTGATCTCAACATCAGTGGCCTGTCCACTCGCCCCGCCTAGTGGTTGATGTATCATGTGTCGTGCGTGTGGCAACATCATACGTTTGCCTTTGGTTCCCGCACTTGCTAGGAGTGAGCCCATGCTACATGCCTGGCCCACCACTATTGTTTGTATGTCTGATCTCACATACTGCATGGTGTCGTATATCGCCATGCCTGCCGTTACCAGTCCGCCTGGCGAATTGATATAAAGTGTTATATCCTTCGAGGCATCTTGTGATTCCAAGAATAACAGTTGAGCACACAACACTGATGCGGTGTGTTCCTCTATCGGTCCTTCCAACATGATTATCCTGTCCTTTAGAAGCCTACTGAAAATGTCGTAACTTCTCTCGCCTTTGGATGTCTGTTCTATCACTATTGGTGTAAGTGGCATATACAGTTATAATACATTATAACCGTGGATAGGTCAACCTATTAGATGTGGTGTTTTAATGGCATGGGTGTCATGTGCAATGGCGTTGGGTGACTTCCACTCTCGCATCCAGTCACCCATGGTTGCCATGCATCTGATACAGGATCATTGTAACATTTAATCCGTGCTTGGTCAAACATTTAAATAGCACAGATGCCACAACTTTTCACAACGCTAGGTCCCAGCACACTCACACCAGAATTCCTGGGCCACCTGGATGGTCAAGTGGACCTACTGCGTTTGAACATGAGCCACATGACTGTCGCCGGCATGGTGGATGCCATAGATGAGATAAGACGGCACACCGACGTGCCCATATGTGTGGACACCGAAGGTGCACAGATCAGGACTGCAAACGTGGACGAACGTGACTACAACATGGACGACACGTTGGTGTTCGGAACGGAACAGATCACGCCCACGGAGGCATGGGATCAGATACGGCCCGGCGACACCATGATCATAGGATTCGATGGACTCCAGGTCCGGGTCGTGGAGGCGGACACCTACGCCATGACCTGCCGATGCACACAGTCGGGCAGGCTGTCTCCCAACAAGGGAGTGCATGTGGCGGAGCACCAGGTGACGTTGCCCGCGTTGTCGAGCAAGGACCACCAGGCCATCACGACAGCACGTGCAATGGGCATAGAAACCTTCGCCCTGAGTTTCACACAGAACGCACAGTCGATCGAGCAATTCGAACGTCTGTTGCCGGGACACAGGCTGATATACAAAATAGAGACCAGGAGTGCCATGGCGGACCTTGAGAACATGTTCCGCTCGGGCAGGCAGTTCCTGATAGATCGCGGGGATCTGGGCAAGGAGATCGGTGCCGAACAGGTGCCGGTGGCCCAACGCAGGGTCATGCGCCAACGCGACCTCACACCAGGCACACAGGTGTACATGGCCACCAACTTCCTGGAGAGCATGATAACCCGATCGGAGCCGACCCGGGCCGAGATATCGGACGTGTACACCGCACTGGAGCAGGGTGCGGATGGTCTTGTGCTGGCGGCGGAGACCGCCATAGGCCAGCACCCAATGGAGTGCGTGAGGCAGGTGCATCGCATATTTGAAGTGTTCCAGCAGAACGGCGGGACGGCCACGTGAACAGCGACAGATGGCTGATAAAGTCAGCGGGTCGCACGGCGTCACACCTGCTGTTGGGCACGGTGGAACAGGCCGGCTACGAGCTGTGTTGGACCGAACGGCACACCACCGACCGCCAGCGCCGGGACCAGTTGGCGAGACCTGGTGCACAGGTGTGGTATGATCACCAGAGGGGATGGCCGAATCCGGAAGTTGAATGGCGATGCGTGTTGATACGCAGGAGGGACTTCAGATCACAGGTGTTGAGCAAGATACTGAGCCAACGCACACAGGAGTTCGTTGTGTACTCGGATCGTGAGATGCAACGCTCCACGATCACCCGGGAGGAGTTCGACTGGACCGCCCAATTCGTCACAGACTGTGAGAGGGAGTGGATGACCACGGCACCGGGCCCTGTCGAGGTGACCACACGTGAGGCGCTGATAGAGGACGTGCATGGGGTGGCCCGCACACTGGGATTCCGGGTGGATGAACGACACCGCTCCAGGTTCCAGATCAATCCCAGGCCCCTGGAGACCTTATGTGAGAACTGGCGGCAGGTGCAGAGTTGGCCGTTGCCACCACGCGACATCTGACCGGGGTTATAACCCGCTATTTTTTCCCGTGCGTAAATTTTTTCAGAATGAGGTACAGATCCCGATGGGGTTTTTGACCCGCCCTGTATGATGATATCGACCCCAGAGGTAAATATCGATTATGCGGGAATCCCTGTATCAAAATATTTTCCATCGTGACTGTGAAGATCCAAAAAAAACTTGGGCCAAGAATAGACACAATGTCACTTATGCTGTAGGCATGCTACTGCCGTTGCTCACGACAAAGACGTACTTCGACGTGGGTGCCAACATCGGTGTACATGCTTGGTTGTGTAATCAATTCGACGTGGATGTCTACTGTTTTGAACCGAATCCTGCCCTCAACAAGTACATCTGGTGGAATTCGAGACCCAAACAACTTTTCAATGTCGCGGTGGGTGATTACAACGGCACAGCACATTTCACGACCAAAACACAATCGCCCGGGAATCATGTGATAAAAAACAAGAGTGCCGACAGCACGACGGTCAACATTAGAAAAATCGACGACATGACATTGCCCCCGCCGGGCATGATGAAATTCGACGTCGAGGGGCACGAGACATCAGCCATCAAGGGAGCATCCGCCACAATCACTAAATTTCATCCATGGATAGTCGTGGAAGACAAATTCACCAGGGCAGAGGTCCACAAAGCCCTGACAGAACTGGACTACACAAAACACAGCCAATGGACCAAGGATAGCATCTGGCACCACCACGACAATCCCATCACGGTGGAAACCATAGTGTTACCACCAATCGACAGGGATCTAAGAAAATTATCACCAAAAGATTGGCAATGGTAGCGCCACACCCCGGGCCTGGGTCTAGGGTAGCGGATGTTGGCTTTGATCGTGCTCAACAAGGAGATCCGTCACACGCTGTATCTCTGACTGTATGTGTTGGATGTCCGAGTACACCACCGGGCGTTGATCCGCCGTCACATACTCCAATTGATGTAGCAACTCCCACATGTTCATGTACAACATCTGCAACTCCTCCCTGAGTTCGAAAACAGCGAACGTGTTCTCATGGAAAGCGACTGCACACACAGTCATTGCGACATATAGGATGACCGTACGCACAAGCATACAACTATTTAAGGTGCAGGTGCGATCACTAGTTCTGGGTCTATGTCTGCTTTTGTAACAGGACACACCTGCACCAGATCATAGCGTTGTTCCAATGAGTCGTGTAGTACGTCTGCTGACGCTGGGTCCAATTGCACATAGCAACGATGCATAACAGAACCTTTTTGACACATAACGTAGTAGTACGGCATGTAGGTTATTATACGGTCTAGCGACACGGTTGTCAAACCTGGGTATACGAGGGTAATTTTTCTGCTGTTATTTTTTTTATATAGGGGGTATTTTATCATTGCCCTACCAGTTTTACCACCATGCTCACTAACGGCTATGCGACCGTGACCAATCTGGAAAAGATTTTCTTCGCCGGACCGGCCACCCTCCCGACCACCCCTGATCGGGTCAAGTGTAATCCCGGCCGGATCATTACACGGGCTGGGCCAGTAGACGGCCCGCCGTTATGTGCTATTATAAAAGCATAACCAAGGAGTTGAATCTATGCCCATGCTATCACCACAAGCCTACCTAAACCTAAAAGCCTCAGTCGTGCGTCAGTCATACCGTGTGTATCGCAAACGCCACAAGCCCGTCGCATTCACGACATACAGCCAAGCCCGTGCCTACTGCATAAAACA